ACTAGCACCCCGCGAGCTACGCCCCTAAGGGGCTCGCGGTGAGCCTTTGAGAGGCTCTGCTGTGTTAGCGTACCATTAGAGTCAAGTACATTTGTAAAAGCCCTGTTCAGAGCGGTGTGTCGTTTCATGATTACCCCCTGTGGATAACTTCTGTGGATAACTATTTATCGGTACTGTAGAAGCCCTTACCCTTAAATACTGTAGGTGTAGCTGCAATTACCTTACTCATAGGCTCATTACAGTAAGTACATGGGATCACTGGTCTATCGTGCCATCCGTGATAGATCTCTTGACTAAGATTGCATCGTGTGCATTTGTAGTCATAGGTTGGCAAGTTAGGCACTTCCTTATCATGTATGTCCCACAGGCTGTGCAGCGGTCAATGTCTGCATCTGTAGGCTCTTTGTCTAAGTGACCGTACTTTAATATGAGTAGTGGCAAGAGATCCTCTAGACGGATGATGCAGGCATACTCACTAGCATCTTCACCTTGTCCGTTGAGTCTAATAACTCCGAAGCCTAATTCCCCCGAAATGGCTGTCCGAGCTTTTAATTGTTTAATGTAGGCAAGAGGTTGAAATCCAGCGCGGGCTTTGACTTCAACATCAAACGGTACATTGACAATATCCTTGCCACTACCCCTTCCCACACATGCGCCTTGCCAGACAGTCGATAGGTACTGTGCGACTACGCGCTCTGTGCGGAAACCTCTGTGTTTCCTTGCTTGACTAGCCATTAACAGCTTTACACTTAGCGCACTGCCATGTGACAACGCCATTAACTGAGTCGGATGATATGTCCTCTAGATCTCTGATCGCAACTGGCTCATTACACAGCTGACATGGTACAAAGGCAGACATCAGATCTACCCACTCACCATTAATCTTAATTCCAATGTTTCCCATTTATGCTCTCGCCTTCTGTGGTTCCCATTTACCCTGACTATTCACTACATACCATAGGGCAGGGCACTTAGGCTCGCCCCCTTGATGATTAACGACAGAGCACATAAAGCCACCCCATGCCTTACCATTCTTCTCACCTTCACGCCATTGCATATGCCCATGCTTGCATGATGGGCTTTCCTGTGCTTCACCTGTTCCCATCACAGCTGCAATAGTCTCCATTGCCTTATCGAGTGTGACAGGCGCATCTACTACGCCCCTGTACTCTCCAACAGGTGTAGTCCAATAGTCTTGATCATCTGGCTTAACATCTTGCACTGCTGGTTTTACTACTTTTGTAGCAACTACCTTCTTCATCTCTTCTTGGCTGGGCTTATGCTTGTCGATGCCAATGTTCGCATGACCACAAGCAACACCAATTGCCGAAGTAACTCCGTTTTCCAGAGCAAAATCTTTATTGACACCCCTGTCCGTAATAACCTCATGCGCAAAACCAGTCGAGAATGGCTTGTCATCTGTGGCTTCTCTATACAGGCGTGCACCCACGATAAAACGCTTATCAGACCAGTCAAGAATCTCTGTTTCAATCCGTCCATTTGGATACCTCTTCCAAAACTCAATTACACGCTCACGAACCGTGGTGTACTCATCTAGGTTAAACATAAAGGTCGTTCTCCTCTGTAGCTAGTTGCCCTGCTAGTGCTCCGTATGAGCATAGATCGACCCAGTTGTCGATGTGTTGGGCTGACTGATTAGTCCTTGCAAGTTTAACGAGCACCATGATCCCTGCGACTTGATAGTCATGGATTGGTGTTTGTAGGTATGCACTGAGGAGCATTGCTGTGTGCTGCAAGTTATCCGCAGGATGACCGTACGATAGCCCACGGTCACGGATCGTGTCTGTGGCGGTGAGTAAGATTTCATTGGCTTTCATTCCTGCCCCTTATAGCTGCGACCTCGGTGATAGCCATCGCGTACGCCCCTTTTGTATGATGTTTTCTGCACATCTATGATGACTATAATAAAGCCTATAATCATTCCAATAATGCAGATAAGTAGTAGCTTGTCTGTGTTTGCCATTCCCTTACCTAACTGCAAGCAATGCCCTTGATTGCTTACAGACTTAGTGTGACAGAACTGTCCGACTAATCAAGTACATTTGTGTAACGAAATGATAACGATTTAACGCGGTCTGCCGTAGGACTTGCCAGCCACAATGAATGTGCCGTCCTTCTCAATGTTAATAAGATCGACCTGAACCTTAGCCTTGTTCACATAGATAATGGCGAAGGCTTGTTGCCAGTTAGCCACACCCTTAGTGTATGCAGCTTGCTTAAAGTCCATGAGATTGCCTACCTCAACACCATGTAGGACACGCCCTATACGCCCCCCAGATGCCTCTGAGAAGGCTGAACGCCCTGCTCTGTGAGTGTGACCCGAGATCACATTCTTACCATGCCTACGGGCTGCCTCAAGGGCTGATAAACCCCCTTGTGGCTTGATGGGTGTGTGGTCTCCATGTACTGCAATCCAGTTAGGTGCAATAGGCATTGGGTTCTTATGGAAGGTGATACCGAGCTCATCGAACTTCATGAACTTCTCAAACCTTAGCTCTGGCAATGCCCCGAACGCTGGCACTTTAGCCATGATGATGTTATACAGGCGATCTGTGTGATTGGATCTAATACAGTCAGTAACGCCTAACTCCCAGAGAAGCTGCACAGCCTCATTACGGTCATCATCTAGGGTCTGGGCATATGAGCCCATGCGCCCTTCTTCCCACTTGCTTATCTGTGGAAGGTCAATCTCATCGCCAATGGTGACTACTTGATCTGGCTTAAACTTAGAAATGAAGCTTGCAAGGTTACGGGTTGCAACCCTGTCGTGATATGGGACTTGTAAGTCCGAGACTACGACTATTCGCTTAATCGTCATCCTCATCTTCGTAATCGCCAAACTTCTCAGGCGCAATAGGATCAGGCAGAATCCAGTGAGGGTAAGCCTGTGGCTCCGTAATCATGAACATGGCTACATCCTCAGCGAATCCTGCACGCTTAAGAGAGCAGAAGTACTCATAAAGCCCAATGCAATAAGCATCAAGCTTTGAGTAGCCTTGCTCCTCTAATGCCTTAGTTGCTTTTCTTGCCATAGCAGAATGTTACCTGTCAAGAAGTATGTTATAGATCTCATCGACTCGCGTGTTGAGTCTTTTGATCTCTGACAATAGATGCGTGATCACATAGCCAGACAACCCACCCAGTGCAGCAATAGTGGCGATGTAAAGGGTGAAGAAGTCTGCCTGTGTCACTTCTTATCTACCTCGTCAATGGCTGCCTCTAGCGCATCGACAATAATGTCCGCTGCTGACTTACGGGCGCGATATGATTTGATAGCTGTGCGTAATGCTGGCAGTAGTGCAACGCCTACAATGCCGGCAATGATGAGAAGTAGATTATCCATTAGATGCTCCTAACATAGGTACTTGAAAAAAAGCCCCGTCATTATCAGCTTCTTTCTTAAAGCTGACATGCATGTGCTTAGTATGTTTGTTAGCCCCTGTGTACTTGCGCCACTTCCAGTTAAGGATGCTGGAGCAGATTCGTCCATCGTAAATGATGTAACTAATACGCTTGTCTGTTTTTGATTTGGACAAGGTACGAAGCTGATCAGCAAGATCTCCCATGACATCTGGCTTCCCGCTTTTGTGTAAGTCTTTGTCCACATCAATGGCGCGTACCCAGCCCTGCTCATCTGGATTATGATCTGACTTGCGAGCAGCGTGTCGGGTATCACCGACCCAACCATCCGATGTGCGGTCACGATCTGAGAACGAGTCATCAATCTGCTCTCTTAATTGGATAGCAGCTTTACTTAACTTGACTTTCATCCAAGTAAGAGCTTCGCTTCATCTTCTGAGATGCCCAACTTCTCTAGAAGCGCAGCCTTATCAGCAGCCTTAGCCGCCTTGTCTGCATCCTCTGCTGCCTTAGCATCTGCATAAGCCTTAGCATCTGCTGCGCGCTGTGCTATTTCTTCTGCTGTCAATTCGATCTCTGAGACTTCCCCAGTAGAGCAATCAACTACGATCTTTGTGTCTGCCATGTTTGTCTCCTTATGAGTTCGATATGCCGTAAAGCGTTGCTGTTGAGTATTGTGCAAAAAGTCCTAATGAATCAGGTGTTAAAGTGATTGAGGTAATTGCAGCTGTGTTTGCCCACAAACCAGCATCAAGTGCAGCAACGCTGAGAGTTGCGTTGTTTTCTGTCACTTCATCAATGCTTACAGATTTGTGATTTGATCCAGCATAATTGGGAACATAAACCTCTGAACTGGAAAATGTGCTTGCTGTGTATGTAGATACCTCAAAAGCAATAAACGCTATAGATGTCGTAGATGAGGCATTATCACTAGCAGCACTAGATCCGTTTCCATACAACCTGCGATAAGAGTATCCACTAGTTGAGCTATTAAAAGTTAAATAAAGTAGAGAACTTGGCTGTGTGTTTCTACCACTAATCTTTAAGCATAGATCCGTGTAAGTGCTAGGGATAGATGTAAAGTCAATGGTAGCTGCACCCAATACTCCAACAGAGACAGAGGCGATCTTAGTAAATGTAGTAGGCATTATGCCGCCTTAATTCCATAGAGGGTGAAAGTAGAGCCAGCCTTAAAACCACTAGTCGTGAAAAGATAGATGCTAGAGATTGCACTTGTTGATCTCCATAGGCTAACTGTTGCTCCCACATAAGAGCTTGTGTCATTGTTGCGATTAAGAGTAGTTTTATTAGTTGTCGTGTTGGCGTAATTCATTACTTGGAAAATGTTAGACACCCAAGCGCTGCCTGATGTATCACCTGCGACACCAGCAAAGGCATAGTTATTATTACTGGCTGCGCCCGATGCAGCACTAGATCCGTTTCCATAAACTTGAGTAAATGAATAATTGTTTCCAGTATCAGAATTAAACTGTGCTTTAACTGGATCACCGCCACCACCACCATCACGCAACGCGACAGAGACTAATACTAAATCTGTGTATGTAGATGGAATAGATGAAAAAGTTACTCCAGCTGATCCGCTACCTAAAGTAGTTGTAGCGATTGGCTCGTATGTTGATGGCATGACTACCCCTTAATTCCGTATAAGGCTGCAACAGTACCGCTGGCAAAGTTACCTAGTGGATCTGTAAGCTCGATGCTAGTGATAGCAGCTGTGTTCATCCATAGCCCAGAAGCAAGATAGATAAGACCTGAGCCGTTAGCATCGTATCCGCTTAGACCGCGTGAAGTCTTATTCTTGTTAGTGTCTTTGTAATCTAAAACATCAATGACAACGCCTGAGAAAATGCCAGAAGCATTAGATGCAGCCGATGTAGCAGACATGAAAGATGTGGTTGAGCCAATCTTGGCTGCTGCCGAAGCAGATGATCCATCGCCTTGCATCATGTGTCCGTAGTAATTGCTAGTGTTTGTGTCAGCATTAAAACCAATGTAAATGTTAGAGCTTGATGCAGAGCGCGTAGAGCGCGTTAGCATACGAATCTGTAAATGCTGATAGGTGCTTGGGATGCTCGTGAATTGCAGGGTTGCAGATGAACCCGATGCAGTTAGCGTAGCGATAGACTCATAAGAGTTAGTCGATGCTGGAGCACCACCGCTAGAGGCGATGATTCCAATGAGAGAATTGAGCATTACGCAATGCCACCCACGACTGTCCAATTATTTGCTGAGAGTTTAATCGCAGCGGCAGCCTTATAGCGTGCTAACACTGGCAATGCTGAGACCGCTCCAGCAGATGTCACTGTAGTTGTGCCAGATGTAACAGCCTGAATTGTAGTGATACCTGCGCCCTTCTGATAGACCACTAGGGTCGTACCAATAGGAAAGTTATATGTGGCATCTGTAGGGATGCTGAACACATTTGCGGCAGCGTTGTCCATTGTGACAATGGCGTTAAGTCCATCTGCCTTGACTGCTGTGTAAGTAAGACCAGTCTGTGCATTGACTGTAAGACCAGCGAAAGATGCATCAACTGAATCGCCTAGTGTCTCGATGGCTGTTGCGCCATTCTTGACTAGATCAGATGAGGTCGGAACAGTCCAACCGAAGTTAGGTGTAGTAGTTGCCATTAGGTTAGTGCTCCAGTCGCGTTAGTCCAAGTTAGTATAGCATTCACGCCAGTCCATTGAAGTGAGGCTGGCAATACTGTTTCCCATTGTGTAGTCGATAGTGAGAAGTCTGTAGCTGAGACATACAGGGTAATGTCCACATATGTAGGCGTAGCGTTCAGAGCCACATTCTCCACAAAGCCATCGAAAGTGCCACCTAGTAAATTGCTAGGCAGATTAGTAATAAGTACAGGCTCACCAAAAAAGACATTGATAAGGCTGTCAAGCATTGCACTTGGCATGTCTGGATTATCTAGACGAAAGCGAATAGCCCCTAATGAGCCGCGTGGATTCTTTCGCAGGTTAAGCTCTCTAGAGGCGATATCAGTGATGTCTGCAAGGTTCTTAATGTTAGAGTCCACCGAGCGCTCAAAGAGCCCGTAAGAGGCTATAGAGTCTGGATCTGAGGTACTGTAGGTTGAGCCGTATCCTGTAGCGTATCTGTAGATAAGGCTGTTACGGATGCGAGCAATCTGAGTTGTTGAGGTGATAGAACTTGGTGTTGCATAAGACCCGTCAAGGTTAGTAAAGCCATTTGCTGCGAGATAGTTAGACCTGTGATCCGCATCGGCATATGAGACATCCCCGTCCTTTTCCTCGTACATCTGACCAAGTGCGCTGTTAGCGATCTGGTCTGTCAAGGTCTGAGACTTAGCAGAAGCACTAGCTGCAAGAGCAATCATTGTGTAGAAGCCTGAGTCCACTTCACCAATGTATGACTCAGCATTAGCCCAAGTCACATCGGCTGGGTATGTATCCCATGTAACAGTCGGTGTGACCTCTGCCCAAGTAAGATTAAGAGCTTGACCTAAAATGGCTGCAATCTGTGCGCCATCTAATCCTTCTGCCAGAGCTGTGTTATAGACAGCCTTTGTCAGTTTAGCCAGTGAGCCAATCCCTAAGATTTTGCCTGTGGTTATGTAACCAATTTCTTCTGGACTACGCACACCGATATTAAAGTCTGACACTTCCCCACCGAATACAGTGACATAAGTGCCAGATGAGTTTTTAAGCTCTAAGGTGATTGGCTCTGTGACATTGATGGTAAAAGGTGAGTTATCTGTGTTGACGATCTCTACTTGGCAGTAACCTGCTGTGGCTTGCCGGTCAATATCTAAGCGACCAGAGGCAAAAGACACAGAGGTGACAGTCGTATAGACATCATCACCTACTGTTACTCGCCACTCTGGAAGCCATGTCATCCTACTGTTAGCGTTCCTCTGTCTCGTGCTTCACGCAATACTTGGTCGATAGCCTCTGCAATGGCGTTAGGATCTCCCACGCCTGTGTTCACAACGATAGTAGCACCTGCGCCATAACTGGCTGCTGCTTGAGCTGCATAACGAGAACCTGATAGTGCATTGGATAATGGTAAGCCTTGAGCCATACCGCTAGTCAGAGATTGACCAGCAATCCCACCCATGTTGATCTGGCTAAGGAATGCAGCGTATTCCTGCTCAGCTCGAGCTTGGTAGT